CGGTCGAAAAACTCCTCGGGATCGCAGTTGATGACATCCATCGGTGCGGTCACCGGCTCGACCTCCAGAATCCCGCCGTCGAACACCGCCCGGTAGCTGACACCTTCGTCGTCGGTGAAGGTCCAGGTCATGGCCGATACACCGCAGCAACGTGGCGGCTCAGAGGTAGCGGGATTTTCGCGATCATGGCGCTGGCGGCTTTGCGGCTGTTCGATTTGGAGCCGTGACGGCGTTGCAGGGAGCAATCCTCGCCCGAGCCGAACCAGTCGCCACCGCCCTTCTTGCCGTTCTCGGCGGGGTTGGTCCAATGCCAGACGCCGAGCTTTGAGCGGCCGGCTTCCGCATCCCGAGATGCGCCAGCGCCTTTGATGCCATCATCCGCCTCAGGCGCCGGGTCCGGGTTCCAGTTGTGCACGGGACATTCCACGCTTATCATGGCCGGCCCCGACTTAGGTTCCGGGCACTGACAGTCGCACTTCATTGCTTGTCGGCCAGCAACCCGCGTGAAGTCCTGGCCACGTAGCGTCGGATCGCTCCAGTTCATCCCCTTGGACTTGAACGTCTTGGCCATCGGCATCAACGCCGGCACATCGCCCCATAGCGCGAACGATCCAAACATCCAGCGCGCCCGTCCAACCCACGGCTGCGCGCCCCGGACATTTTCCACGACCAGCGGAATGTGGCGCCCCGCGGCAAGCGACGCCTCGGTCTGGATATGCGAAAGCAGGCGTTGAACAGCGCCAACTCTTTTTCCAGCCGCACAGGATCAGCGCGCACCTCCGCAGCCAGCCGTTTGGCCCTCGACCACGGCATCGCGCAGTAGGAGAAGAACTGGCACGGCGGGGACGCGACGATCAGCGACGCGCTAACGAACTGCGATCCCTGCAACGTCAGCACGTCCTGGATCACCAGTTGCGCTGGATAGCGGTGATCGCCGTAGACATGACGCTCGATGTCGAAGCCGATGCAGTCGTAGCCTTCGGCCAGCAGGCCGTCCGACCAGCCGCCTAGGCCGCAGAACAGGTCGATAGCGAGAGGGGGCGTCACGGCAGCCGCAGCCCGGCCTGGATCGGCCCCTTCAGGATGGCATATGGCTTTTTCCCCTGTGCCCGGCGGATGGTGTTCACCGGATTGATATTGCCATCGAACGGGATGCCGTTGGACCGCGCCCAGTCCTCGACTTCGCGCCAACTGGCGATGCGGTAGCCAGCCATCCATTGGAGGCCCGGTAGCGCGTCGGGCGAGGCGACAGATTCGCTCACAGCGCCAAACCGCCGTCGATCTTGAAGCTGGCGACGGCCTCCAGCACCACGAACTGCCGTCCGATGAATTTCTCTGCGAGGCGTTGCGCCTCAGCTTCCGCCAGCGCCCGGGTGGCATACCGGTGGAAATAGCCGTGCTTTTCGACGCCGGGCGGCTTCATGCCGCGGACGATCCAGAACGGAATTGTGCGGGGCGCCTCAGCGCGCTGGCGCTGGACCCAGATTTCGCGTGAAGGCGAGCGGTGTTTGCGCTTTGGTGCCGCAATCACTACATTGCCGGTATCCGGCATGGCGAGTTCCTTTCGCTGCGTAGCCACCGCGCCGCTTCGACGGCCGGTTAATTTCAGACAGACCCCTCGGCTTCAGCCCCGAGGGGTTTCGTCGTTTCGGGACGTTAATCCCGGTTCCGTGAGATTGGCAAGTGGGTTTCTGTGCTGCGCCGAACCATCTTGGCATGCTGGCGGCAAACCCAGGCCCGACCCTTCGGCACCGAGGCGCGACGAGCACATTGCCGGCCGGACCGGACAGCGGCTTCACAGCGCATCGTGGGGAACCACTTCCGGCGCACACCTACAGCCGGCTCAGCGCGGCGCGGTTGTAACAAATCTTGGCGTGATCCGGGCAGTACGGCAGCAACCCTTGGACGGGCGCATCGCAGAACCGCCAGGGCTTCTCGTCACCGAGCGGGTATTGGCAGGTTCGGGCTGGGGTGACTGGCTTGGGCTTTGGCTTCGACTCCCGGGGCTTCTCGGTCGCATGAACGATGACGGGGCGAAGGGTCAGCATAGGCGCCTCCTTCGGGGGATCAGGAACGGTGATCGGCAGCCCGGCGCCGGCCGGGAGTGGCTTTCGCGTCGGACTGATGATCTTGGGCTTCGGTGCAGCCCCTTTGATGATCGGCGTCGGCCGAGCCGACAGTTTCCGCCGATGGGCCTTTCCGACAATGCTGTTCTTCGACCGGTGAAGTCGGCGCCCTATTTCTGCCGTTGACAGCCCCTCATTCCACAAGGCATCCAAGCGGCGCAGTTCGTCATCCGTCCATGATTCTGGGCGGCTTTGGCGGCGATGCACGTCAAGCGCCTTGACTGTCGCGAACTCAAAAGCCGATGACGGATCGCGGTTGAGCGGAGCCTTCACGGCAGGAATCCGCCCTGCCACGGGCCACTATGCGTGAGCATCTTCAACCACGGGCCAATCGACCGCATCTGGATCGTCAATCTCCAACTCACTCTGATCGACGACTTCATCCACGCCAAACTCCAGCCGCCGGATGTTTTTCACGGCCTGCTTGTAGTAACTCGGCTTGAGTTCGATCCCCAACCCCTTCCGCCCCAAACGCAGTGCACTATAAACCTCCGACCCCACCCCCATAAACGGCGTTAGCACAATCTCGCCTGGATTGCTCCACAACGTCACGCAACGCTCGATCACATCGAGTTGGAGGGCGTGGACGTGCTTTTCGTCGTTCTCGTCCTTCGATGCCTTGAACGGTAAGACACGACCAATGCGGATGTCATCCCAGAACGCGGAGGCATACTGTCTCCATATCCAGTGGGAATAGCGGTTTTCGATCTGATTGCCGGTCCAGCCGCGATATTTCAGCAATTCGGCCGGTATCTGCCGCTCGCCAGCGTAGGACATCAGGCCGGTCGGATGGGTAATCGGGATCTGGTTTTCGCCACGCCGGCGAAACACCAGAAGGTAATCGGCGGCGGCGACACTGCATCGGGAGCTATCCTCGACCAGCGAGCGGTGCGCGAGGTTCTTCGCCATCGTCCGGTTGCGGACGGCGAGCGGTTCCTTCCAGACGCAATATCGGGCGATGTAGTCGAAGCCGTGGGTAGCATGCAGCCGGATAATGTCGCCCGGGAAATCGATCATGCGATCGGTGCCGGTGTTGCCGGTCGGCACATCCATGCAGTGCACCGCTGTCATACGGCCGAGCAGCGTGAGGCGCGCGATTTCCGCAACCACAAAGGCGTAATGCTCGAAGAAACCGTCGTAGTCCAGGCAGTTGGACAGGTCCCGGTCGGAAGAGGAATATTGGAACAGGCCGCCAAACGGGGGGCTGTATATGCTCAAATGCACACGCCCAGCCGGCATGGACTTCATCACCTCGATGCAGTCACCGTTATAGATCGCGTAGGTGTCGGTTTTCTTCTGGTCGATCACAGCCACGACGGCATCTCCTCGATTTGATCCATGCTCAGGCTGCGGTCTATCTTAATCGCGTCATTCATGTAGCGCGTCAGGTCGGCGAACATCTTATCGGCCGCAACAGCCTTGCGTTGCAGGTTCGCCAGCACGGATTTCTCGCCCTCGGTTGTAACGATGTCCGAGACGACCTGACGCTTCTGACCGAACCGCCAGCACCTGCGCACCTTCTGGTAATATTCCTCGAACGAATGCGTCGGGAACGATACCGAGTGCGCGCAGTGTTGCATATTAAGACCCCATGCACCGATTCGGCCTTTCGTGACGAGCACCCTAGCCTTTCCGTCGATGAACGCCAGGAACTTTTCTTCTTTGGCCTCGTCGCTGTCGCGCCCGCTGATCTGGATGGCGTCGGGGATCAATTTTTCCGCCAGATCGCCCTCGGGGTTCAGGCCGCACCACACGATTGCCGGCTGCCCGGTGTTATTCACCAGCGCCGCCGCGGCTTCGCATCGCTCATGGATCGTGCGGCGCCGTTCCTCCTGCTGCTCCTGCAATCCGACCGCCGGCAGCGCGAACAACTTGCCATCAGGCAACGACTTCGCATCGACCATATGCTGACGTTCAAGTAGCGGTGGAAGAATGAAGGCGCCATCGTCAAACCCAAGGTCTGACGGTTTGCGGCAGGCCCGCGCCCAGCCACACACCCACCGCCAGAACGGTCCTTCGGCATGACCTTTGAAGCGCCACTTGGCATTATCGTCGAGTTGCTGGAAACTCTTGCCGCCGTGACGAAAAACGGTGGGCTTAATGGAGTTCCCTTGATTGTTCTTAAAGAACCGCGTCAGCATATCCATGTAGCCCAGATGTCCAAGAGCCTCTGAGCTTGTGCCGAGTTCGATATACTCGTTCGGGGCCGCTGTCGCGGTGCAGAGCAACCGATATGGCAGCTTGCGCATGAATTCCGTAATCTCGCGGCGTCGCGTGCCGTCGAACGATTTCAGGATCGCGCTTTCGTCGCATACCGCACCCGCGAATTGCTGCCAGTCGAACAGATGCAGCTTTTCGTAGTTCGTGATCGTGATGCCGCCGCCGGGTTTGCCGTCATTCGATACGACTGCCTCAATGCCGAACTTCGCCGCTTCGCGCGCGGTCTGGTAGGTAACTGCCAGCGGCGCCAACAACAAGACTGGTCGGTTCGTGTGGCGGACCACATTCTCGGCCCATACCAATTGCATGAGCGTCTTGCCGAGACCGCAGTCCGCGAAGATTGCCGCGCGGCCTTTCAGTATCGCCCATTCGGTGAGCGCTGCCTGAAAGTCTATCAGCGCACTGGGTAGCCAGATCGGCGCGAAGCCTGACGCATCGGCGAGTTGCGCTTTGCGGTCGAGGAAAGCGGCGTAGTCGTCGAACGGTTCATACTCGTCGTTCATACTCTCACGCGCCCCTCGCGCACGCTGGCGTCCCACAACATCGCCGCCTCTGCCATCGGGTCCACACCGATCCGCGCCCACCAAGCGGCTTCGTCGCCGCAGTGATGCAAGCCGTTCTGGCCCTGGTGGTGCGCCCGGCAGAGGCCGACGGCGAACCGATCCGAACTGCGCCGTCCGGCACAGGCATCCGTGCCTGGCAGCCTGAGATGATGGACATTCGCAGGGTTGCGGCAGCCCGGCACACAACAGCCCTGTTCGGCGACATAGGCGAGATGCGCCGGCCAGGAGCGGCGGGGCTGCTTCGGGGTCTGGCGGCGGGAGCGGATTTTGAGGAGCGGAAGGGTCATCTGAAATCCCTCGTCGGTTGCCGGCTCAACTGAAACAGCCTGTCGTACTCGAGCAGAACGAGCGCATCAGCGGTATCGTCGCTTTGCGTCATCCAACCCCGGCTGTGGCACCATGCCAGCGCGGCTTGCTTTGCGGCCCGGCTTCCGGTGCCCTTTATGACTTTGCCGTCACTGTCGCGCTCACCGAACGTGCCGCGACCCAAGACGGCCTTGCGCGCCGTTGTCTCCGCGATCTCCAGCGGGCGAACATCGGTATCGTAGGCGACAAGCTCGGCCACAGCGATCAAACCGAGAAGCGCGCGCGCCGCAGTCTGGGCATCCCGGAAAAGGGCCGGCGCGAATACCAGTCTGGACGGTGTATGCAGGGCTATGGCGTCCTCCAGCACGTTCCGCAGCGCGGCATAGAGCTTTCCGAGATCGGCCATCCCAGGCAAAAGCCACGCCCCAAACTGAGGCTGACTGGCGCCACGCGGCAGTATGGCCCACCCGCAACGCCGCGTCGCGACATCCACAGCAAGTGTCGGAAGGATCAATGGACGGGTTCGGGAGCCGGCTTGTCCTTCTTGCGCCGAGCGCTAGCAGTAGTCGTATCGGACTGGCCGAGCTTCTTATCCTGGGCCTTCCAGCCTTTCGACCATGCCTGATGTTCGCTGCTACCGATGGGATAGGTGTTGGCCTCATAGGGCGCGAGTTCCCGGCGGCTGTTACGACCATCGGACTCGGCGCGGCCATCCTTGAGGCCCTGCAATTCCTCCGCAGTCGCCTCGTCGAACATGGTTCCCTGCGGTTCCTCGTCGCTCGGCGCGGTCCACAGCTTGATGTTGGTCCAGCCGCCATAGATGCCAAGCGTGTTCAGCGCATCGACACGCTCATCCTCGTCCATCTCGGCCAGAGTTTCGAGCATCTTGAGCGAGACCTTGTTGGCGCCTTTGTCGAGCAGCCGCTTGATCTCGGCCTTCTTCAAAGCTTTCTGGCCAGCCAGAACCTCAGCGGCGTCATCGATGCGCCGGTTGATCCTCTGGAGTTCACGCATTCCCTTGAGCAGTTCGCCCTGGGTTATCGTATTGCCGCCTTCATTCAGTTTCTCGGCCATTGTGTTTTCTCCAGGTTCAATCCGCCGCTTCGGCAGCCGGCGGCTCGGGCTGTGCCGGCACCAGCTTG